TTAGATATTGTACATAGCATCAAAAATGGCTGCGCTTTGAATATTGATTTTGACATTGAGGGTCTGACCAAAGGCCTCAAATTCACTACGAAGTGCTGCAAAATCTTGCTTTTCATCGCTAGAAACGACAGCCATCATGGTAAAAAACTCGTCTAGAACAGTTTGAGAAATATCGTCAATATTGAGCCCCAGCTCGGCAATTTTACTAGCTACACCAGCCACAATCCCTGCCTTATCTTTTCCAACAACCGTAATAATCGCTTTCATCGTTTGCTCCAATCATCTTTATTGCTAATATTGTAGCATAATTTATTGATGCTATAAAGATAATACTCAAATAATCTCAAATAGTTGCTAAACTCAACTTTTTTTGATTATTAGTAGTTTGATAATAGCTGGATAAAATAAATCTAACGTAGTCAAAACGTAGTCAATTTTTTGCCCGCATAGTTGAGACAATGACTTTTTAAAAGTCTTTTTTTATTAAAACAGACCGACATCGCTGTCAGCCTGCTCCTACTTTATTCAAAATCTAACAAATCACTTTCTACAATTGCTTCAAGCGCTAAAGATTTTCTTCCTTTATCTTCAAAATCAATAACAATTGTATTGTCTTTGATTTCTGTTACTTTACCAGTTCCAAATGATGAGTGTTTGACCGTTGAACCTACAACGTCTTTGTGAGTGTCAATCCAATCTTTTACTTTCTCATTTTCTTCCTGAGCCTGAATAAGACCAGATTGTTTCATCAATTCGACTACCTCGAAATATCCATCTACAAATGTCTGTTTGAAATCAGAACCCATAGATAATTCTGAACGTTTCACAGGTTCTCCTAAACCTAACATCAAGTGAATAGCTTTCAAAATGACATCATCAGAGACGTTGCGGCTATCGAGCTGCCCACCGACTGCGTCGCCGTAGACACCGTAAAAGTGCCCATCTTCACCATTATGGCCGTAAATATCCATGATATTACTTGTCTCAAGATTGCAATAAACTGCTCCGTCTTCGTTTACAATAGCATACGCTACATCATTGTTTTTAATAGTTTCAAGTAGTTCTTTTGCTGAAATCATTGTTAGCTCCTCCGCATATTTTGTCAATTTGATAGCATTTTCTAAACTCATTTTTTCGATTGGTGTTTTCCCTGTAACCCATCTGCTGATTGTAGTGTCACCAATTCCAGTCGCTTTAGAAATTTTATAGGCTGTTACAGTCTTTAGTAATTTTTGAATTTTGTTAAAATCTGCTTTACTCATTTTTTATTATCTCCCGAATACCAAGCAATAGCGATTGCCAAAATTGCTACAAATAATATAATTTTCATCTTGATTTTCCTCTCACTTTCGTATACAATGAAAGGTAAGGAGAGCTTGCGCTCTCTCACCTTCAAGCGATTATCTCTTCCGCCGTCTGCAAAACTTGGGAGCGATTTTCGCTTTTTTATTTTGCTCTTTTAGTACTTGGTACCAAGAGCGACTCTCTTTTGAGATTGCTACTGCAATCCCTACTGCAACTGTGACCCTTGCAAGCCACTCGTCTAGGTTGTCCATTTGTATCACCTCCTTACATTATTTATTATACCGCATTACACTGCGTTAGTCAAGTCTTTTTACAAATTTTTTTGAATTTTTTTAAAAAATTTTTGCAAATAAAAAACCAGCAAAAGCTGGTAATAATTTTACAGATATTTTAGTGGTATTTTACCCCCATTTTGCTTTATATCCGCTATGATCTCTTTCTTAAAATCTACTGCTTCGGCAAGTGTTTTAAACCTTTTTCGCACCTTCGCTCCATACCTAATAAATTCGACATCATAGGCATTCTTCTCTTTGTTATAAGATATATTCTTGTGCCCGGTAGTTTTGTTTGTTGACAGTGGTTTATCTGTATTCCTCTGGATGTCCTTTAGTTCAGCGTTTCTAGTTTTCAAAGCTTGCCCTTCCAAATGGCCGCAAGATTTTTGTTTGCCATTTATTACACCAAAAGCTGTATAGTAAACTTCTTTCCCGCACGAGCAGTGACAATAAAGCGTTCTGCGGTTGTTAATTAGCACAACGCCCATAACTTTTAGCTCCCCAAATCTTTTGCCTAGTAGAGAGTTGTAGTCAATCGTCATGCGCTCATCCCCAAAATAAGGCAACTCGTCAAATATTTTGATATATTTGTCTATCAACTCGCTGATTTCTTCAACCTCTTCTAAATTTTTTCGACCTTTATTGATTGTACGACCTTTATATCTGCGAGTAAAGATGTACTCACCGTGTCGATCATCATATCGTATCCACTTTTTAATCTTAATTATCGTCATTTCTCACCTTTGAAAATTGTGCAAAATCAATCAATAATTTGACGTATTCCGGCGCACTCCGATTCCCCAAATCCCAGTCTTGTAGAGTTCGGACAGGGATCCCATATCGTCTACTAAATTCTGCTCGTGACACCTCTCTAGTGTCTTTGAGTGGATTGTTTGCAAGGTGGTAAATGCAACCTAGCAGTTCAGCTACTTCGTCTGGAGTATATCCCTCCATCCAGTCCTGCCATCCTCGCTCTGCGACGTAGAGTTCCAACGAGGCGATTTCTAGCGCCTCGTCGTATAACTCTTTAAATAATTCAAATTTCATTTCTCCTCCAAAATCCTATCTTGTCATCATTTTATAAATATAAGAGTCGCTCATTTCGATGTAAAACTCGCCATTGTCAAGTAGAGTCAGGGTATCTGCGTCTTCTAACGCTCCCTTTGCCCATCTAGTACCTTTTAACTCTCTTAAATGCTCTAGCGCCTCCTCTTCATCGTCAAATATATATCTATCTCTAAAATCATATTGTTCTTTATTTAGCCAGGCTTCTGCTGATTCGAGATTGGGAAATTTTACGACTTGGATAGACCATCCATAGTCATTCTTTTGACTTACTCCAACTAACATTTTTTATTCCTCCTTTATTTAATCGTGATTTTTTTATTTTAATTCATCAGCTCAGTGTTTTGTGTGATATTCCCGTCGGAGTCAATATAGACTGTGACAATCTCTGTGTCACTTTCTGGATTTTCACTATCACGAGCGTATCTGTTAATAATAATCTTGCGGCCAAGTTCTTTTGCTTTTGCGATTTCTTCTGCATATTTTTCTTCAACAGCAACTGTCTCTTTTGCAGCTTCGCTTTCTGGTTTAATCTGCTTAACAGATTCAAACCAATCTTTGATTGCTTGATATTCGTCAGCCGTAAGCATTACCACGCCTTTTTGGCTTTTTCCGTTAATTTTGGTAGATGCAATTACATAGTGCTCAAGATTGTTTTCCTCTAAACCTTTGAGTATTTCTTTTGATGTAAGGCCGCTCTTTTTGCTTAATTGATATGCTACCGCCTCAAACTGATGTCCATTAAACTCAAAGTAAATACGCTTATCTTCACGTTCGTTTTCAGGTGTGTAGTAATTCACTCTAGACAAATCTTCTTCTTGATGGATATGTTTATAGACAAGGTTAAATTTTCCTACACGCCCTTCAGGTACTGTCAAGGTTGTTTCTTTAGTTGTTGTAGTGTATTTTCCATCTTTAGCCATTTTGATTTCCTGCTTTCTTTTTTTGTTTTATCTTTATCTTGATTATATTATAACACGCATTGCGTATATTGTCAACACTTTTTATCAACTTTTTTAAATTTTTTCAAAATTTTTAACAAACAAAAAAAGCCCCGACCTTTCGGCCGGGGATAATTAAAATTTAAGAAAGATTTTTTTTCGCAGTTTCCGCTGCGGTTTTTTAGCTCAAATCACCCCAGAGAGTGATGCGATTCCCTGCTTCGTCAGTTTGACCAATGGCCATGTAATTACGATTGCCAGATTCCCCAACGTAGGAGATCCAGCGGTAGCCATTAGCTGAACCCTTGCTGTCGTAATTAACAGATTCACCAGGTTCGTAGACATGCACGATTTCACCATTAAGATTTGGCTCACTGCGCACATTGATAGCTACTTCTCCTACCTTAAATGCGCCTGTTTCAGGCGTGAGCTCAATTTCGTCTGATGTTGGTGATACATCTGCTGGAGTAGCTGGCGCTGGGCCGTCGCTGTATGGTGGATAAAACCAGCCAATTACGTCCTCAAAACCTCGATTATTGTATCGAGCTGGTCCTCCAACGATTAGAGCATCAACATTTCCATCAATGTTCTGCTCAACAGTTCGCATAGTAATTCCATCAGAATCCTCAATGACGATGCCACAATGCCCATAGTTAACACCACCAAACCAAGCATTCATGTTGAAAAATGCTCCAGCTCGTGGGTTAGCATCGGTTGGCATTCGGTGTACTTCCCAGCCAGCAGCTTCTGCGGAATCTAGCAAATCAACGGCATTGCCCCACAAATCCACTCCAAAAAAATGTTTAGATGGGTAAGTCACTAGATCAGCGCATTGAGTGCCTCCGAATCCATCTTTATCAACACCCATGCCCGAGTTCGCTAAGCCAATCGTAAATTGTACAAGTTCATTTGCTGTTGTCATAATTATTTCCCTCCTATTTATCAAACTGACTCGCGCCAATAACATAAGTCACCTCACCAACAATGTCAAGTGGTGTAGGCAGCTGACGCACATTGCTAGCATTGACCAGCACACGACCGTCTGGCATCAAGACGAAGTCAATCGTTGCTTGTGGCTGGATTTTACCTTGAGAGATTACCTTAGCTGTAAACGTTACAGGATGCGCAGGTTTAAAGCCTTCAGCGATCCTCTCAGTCAAAGTATATTGTCCGTTGTCCCAGCGTTGCGTAGCTGGTGTAGAGATGTGAGCTCGTACTTGTGCTTCTTCGTTTCGAGCAAGATAAAGCTTTGTCCCAAAGCCAAAACGGAAATTTCCTTCTGCATATTCAGTTAGTGTTGTCATTTTTTATTTTCCTTTCAGATTTTCAAAGGCCGCAAACCAAAAATAGGTTGCAGCAAAAGCAAACAGAGCAAGCTTCAGTGCCTGCTCTTTTATTCTATTTTTTATCATTTTTACCCGAATTTGATATTTTTTCGATAAACTCTCGAAAAAATGTTGTGTTAATACCGAGCTTGTCGAAATTTTCCAGAATAGATTTTAGCTCAAAAAACAGATACCCGAAATAAAGTATCTGTAGAGCTCCCAGTCCAATCCCTTCAGGCAACAAAATAGAAAGCGGAATGCAGAAAGCTAGTAAAGCGATACTAGCAATCTTGCGAATAATTCCGTTGATCCCTTCTTTGCTACGAAATTCAATATTTGGGTTAAGCTTAGCGGCCAGAGTCCCTGTTAAGAAGTCAATAGCCATAGCACCCATGATGAGTGCTAAAGTAAACACAATCAGTTCATCCTGCGTATCAATTAAGTCACGCAAGCCATGTGACCATTCCAAAACGTTAGCCTGCATTCATCACCCCTTTCTTTTCTTTAGACCGAGCTTCCAGCTCCGCAATAATCGCATCTTCAGCAGCATAGACTGCGTTTTGAAATGCCTCTTCTTGATCTCGCACTTCGCGACGATTGGTCGCGTAAACCTCAGGATTATCAAGCCATGAATTATGTGTTGTCACACCCTTGTCATCGATATCGGCTGTCATTGTTTTAACAACCGTGTCGTCAATCTTAATATGGCCTACAAGTTTTGTAGTTTTTACGATTTCCAGTGTCATTTTGCTTCCTCCAATGTTTCTTCTTGCAATTTTTCTTTTGCTTCGTCAAAAAGTTCTTTTAATGCTGCGTCCGAAGCTAACACAGCATTAAAGCTATTGAGTTCTTGCTGCAAGAGCGAGCTTTTGCTTCGCTCTATAATGAGCAAAGCTTGCAGTTCAATTTCTGATTGAGTTTTATTCGTTAGCTGATTTTGGTATTCATTCAGCATGTAAGCATACACATTTTCGTTCATAATTTTTTCCTTTTATCTCACATATTTTCTGGCCCCAAGCCCTCGTATCGGACCAAAGATATCATGTCTACCAGTGTGATTGCCTAGATTGGCCATCATCTGATTTAGGGTCTCAAGGACGTTTACGAGATCAATACCGTTAAAATAATTTGCCACAATGTTTGACCTAGTCACGTTTCCAAATGGCTGTAAAATGACTTGCCTGTTATCATTTCCGTACAGCGTACGCATCTCCCAACCTCTGTAGTTGACCGCTCCTGTCGCAAATCTCACAACGTCACTGATGATTTCGGTACGTTCGACCTTGTTTCCGCTATATAGCCTGATTCCAGCAAAGCTGTCATTCTTACTATTTTCCGTTCCGTCCCGATTTGCACCCAACACAGTCACGCTGGCTGGCGCTCCACCCTCTGTTTCACTGGTAAATTTTAAGAATTGGTTTGGATAGCCATTTATAACACGTCTAATGGCTGCTTGATCGGTCATAACATTGTACTGACCATTGTTTAAATCAATTTTCAAAGCCCCATTTAACGCTTTAATCATTCCACCTTTGACCTGCTCAGCTGTAAAGTCAATAGATTGTAGTCTATTGATAAAGGCATCTTTTGCAATTAGCTTCCTAAGCAGAGCCTCGCCTGCAGATAGCTTTTCGAGCAGAGCATCATCTACCTTGACCTTATCAGCCGTCACGGCATTAGCTCCTAGCACTTCCACTGTCACTGCGCCTGCTGCCAGATGAGGTGTCGTGATAGCTCCTGCGGCCAAGTCACGGCCAGTGATAGAGCCATCCACGATTAAATCGCCCGTGATCCGCATGAGCTTTGTGATGGCCTGCATGCTCTCAGGATTTTGAACAAAAAGACTAGCCAAAGTCTGACCGTTGACTACCTTACCAGTACCCAGAGTGATTTGACCGGGTGTGATACTGATATCGGTCTTTTTGAGGCTTTCCCCGATCTGACTGGACATAGTAGCAAACTGCCCCTCAACTGACTGACGATACTCCGCTAGCTTAGTCTCGGAGCTGGTTTTCAGCTCCTCAAATCGCCTGCTTATGCCTTTCACATCCTCCGCATATATAGCTTTGCCCACATAGCCAGCCTCAATGAGCTTGCGCTCAGCAGTCAGCTGACGTGCGGTCTCCTCACGGGAGTAAGTGCGTAGAGCTTCCGCTCTTGTGCCGTCAGTGCTGACATACGACTGGATGGCTGACAAGTCTGTGCGCAAGCCTTGAGCTGTCCGCTTAAACTCTGCCAGACTTGTCTTGGTCTCGTTAAGACCAGACTCGACTCTGCCGACTTTATTCAGGGTTTCCTGCGCTGACTGCTTCCAGTTGTTAAAACTGGTCAATGAGCTATTGGCCGTATTAAGGGCAGCTTGCACGCTGGCCAGTTGACCGTCTATGCTTTGCCTGTACTCAGCCAATTTGGTATCTGCGTAGCTTGTGGTGTCTTCTGGAGCTGGTGACCAGTCAGTCGGAATCGTGCCCATCTCTAGTTTAAATTTAGCTTTATCTTTGTCTAGAGTGCGATTTTCAAAAGAGATAGCTAAGTATTTAGCGTCATTTGGTGGTTTGATAGCCCGTTTAAAGTAGCCATTAAAATAAAATGTTGAGTATCCATTTGGAATAGGATTCCGTTGTTCATCAAAAAACTGCAAGCCTGCCCATAATCTTTTTTCTTTAGGCTCAAGCTCCCAAATTTGCAAAATATAATCTGTGCTTTTAATCTCAATTAGATTTGAGTACATATAATTATTATCTCGCTTAAGACTATTTTGATAATAACCATTTTTGTTAAAATTTGAGTAAGCAAGTAAGTTGTTTCCACCTACTACCAACTCCTCAAATCTACGTGTCAGCCCTCGCACGTCTTCTGTGTGCTGCGCTTTGGCCACATAGCTAGACTCAATGAGCTTGCGCTCGGCAGTCAATTGACGTGCTGTCTCCTCACGACTGTAAGTGTGTAAGGCTTCCGCTCTCGTACCGTCTGCGTTAACATAAGCCTGCACAGCCGACAAGTCAGTCCGCAAGCCTTGAGCTGTGCGTTCGAAGACTGCCTTAGCCTCGGTGATGAGGCCTTCGGTGTCTTCAAGGGCAGGCGACCAGCTGGAAGGAATAGTCGCTTTCTCGATTTTAAGAAAGTCCGCCACAGAATCGTTTGGTGACAGATTAAGCAGATTGCCTGTGAAAAGATAGTCTGTATTTAATTCGACAAATTTATCGCCCTTGAAAAGCAAGACTGCATCCTCTTTGTTGCAATTAAATTTTATTCGCAACTCCGAATACGGTTTTGAGATTTTAAATGGCTTTCTAAAGGATCCTTCTTGGCTTATCCAAACAACGCCGCTATATGTTCCGTCATCCCAGCGAAATTGCAATTGGAGAGTTGGTCTAGTCGTGTTTCGGGTAGTCTTTGCTTCAAATCTGTATGTTTCAGCTCCAAAACTTGCTTTGACAGGCGTTGTATTAAAGACTCCCATCAAATTCCGCCCGCCGACCGACAGGCTGGCCAGTTCCTCACGCAGCTTTCCAGCCTCAGCCGTTACCAAGGCTTTGTCAGCCTTGTCTTTGGTCGCGTTGAGGATTTCCTGACGGATTCCAGACGCTCGCACCTCAAACTCAGCTGTGCTCAATTTTGAGTTCAGCTTGTTCTGCGTGTCGGTCTCTAAAGACTTGACTGACTGCTTGATACTATCAGATAGCAAGTTTAAGGCGCTGCTGTCTGCTTTGGTTTTGAGCCCCTCGGTCAAGCGGTTCACCCCAGCCTCGAGTGAGTCGGTCTTTTGTTTAAAGGTTGACTCAACGGCTGTGACGCGCTCTTCTTGGTCTTCGTAGGCTGGTTGATAAGCTGGGTAGTAATTGCTGACTGAGAGCATTGCATTCTCAATCACGACCTGCAAGCCCGCTGGGAAACCGTAATTCGTACCAAAACGGATAAAGACGTTGTTAGTCTGATAGGTTTCAGCTGCGCCGGACAAATCGATTGTAAACTCAAAATGCTGGCGCTCGGTTGTTCCACCTTTAAAGACTAAGTCGCGGTAAGCATACCAAGGATGAGCGCTAAAATGCACGTTAGCTTGCGTGTCTCGAGCTAAAGCGACTGGAAAAGTCACATCAAAAGACAAACGCACATAGTCACGCTTGAGCCTGTTCTTATTTTTCCAAAAATCTGGAGCGATAAAGAGACGATAGTCGTAGACCGCTTGCTCGTTGGTCGTAAATGGCCGCGAGCGAGAGTTTCTAAAGTAGTTTCGGGAGCTTCCAGCTTGCACACTCGTAATCCGACTTTTCAACTCCTCCGCAGTCTGCACAAGCTCAGATTTGCTGGCTTTGCCATCTGCCAGATTCGTCAGCTCTGCCAGCCTGCGTTGTGTGTTCTGCTCGTAGGTTGCCTGAGCGGATTTCACGCCCGCTAGCTCTGTTTTGGTCTGGTTGAGCGCCTGCACTTGCTTGCCGATCTCGGTTTCGTGCTGACCTTGCTTGGTTCGGATGTTCCCAACATCCGAGCGGATTTGGGCAATGTTGCTAGTTAGTTGACTCTGAGCCTGTGTCAGGTTGGTTTTGACACCAGCCAGCTCTGATTTTGCCTGATTGATCGACTGCACTTGCTTAGCCAGCTCATTATCAGCTTGGGATTGCTTGCCTCTGATAGCAGCAATATCAGACTGGATTTGACTGATATTGCCAGAAAGCCGACTCTGAGCTTGAGTCAGGTTCGACCTGACACCAGCTAGATCATTTTGAGCAGTGGCCAGCTTCCTGTCAAAGTCTGACTTCAATTGATCCGTAACCTCGCTCTTACTCTGATTGATTTTCAGAGTCAACTGCTCGGTCATTGATGCTTTGACTTCTTCAGCTTTGGCCCTTGCTTGTTCGATTTCATCAGATAGACTCTGCTCCATCTGGTTCATCTTCTGGTCAAAGACTTTGTCAGCATTTTTCAACTCTTTCTCGAGCTTGACCTCAAAGTCCTGCTCAATGATTGCAGTTTCAGCCTTGACCGAGTCGCTGACCAAAGCATTTAAAGCCCCTCCCAGCGTTTGCTGGATAGTGCCAAATCCTACCGATTTCAGTCTTTTTCCCATCGGAGAGTAGCGATATTTGGTGATTTTCTTGCGGACATCAATCTCAAATTGCTCGTGATAGACACTCACGACATCAAATATCTTGACCGGTACATCACCGACACCTGCCACATCAAGCTCTAAGCTATCCTCGATCATATCGCACAAGGTCGTCCGATAGTATTGCTCACCATACTTAGTTAGGCTAGCAAGGTCCTTGACATCTTCGTCAGTGACCTCCATATCATCCTCGTAGATATGCTTGTACTTGCTGATAAGAGGGCTGTCTACAGTGACTCTCAGCCACTGCTCTTTCCTATTATCTCCCTCTCCGACCTCGATTTTCTTCCGAAAATGAATCCGTGTCCGCAGCTCTTTGGTCGAGGTAGTCTGTTGAGGACTTCTCATGTTCTTCTTGTACATAAAGAGAGCCTCAGTCTCAGAGCCTCCGTTTTTCAGCAGACTCACTTGATACTTATCGCGCACCAAGTCACCGCCCCATTGACCAACGATAGAGTGTTTCTCTTTGATCAGAGCGTCCATCACTGAGATATTAGCTGCATTAAAAGTGTGCTTGTCTGTGATGTCAGAGTAAAAGCTAAAAGGACAATCCCTCAGGGTTGCCCCAGCTAGTGCGGTCATCACTACATTCCCAGCCACCCTATCAACATTGATAGAGCTGATAGAGTGATAGTTGAGTAGTGTAGCTACTTGATTAGCATAGACTGTGATATACCCTTGCTCTTTGACGACCTCAAAGATGGTAAACTCTTGCTCGCCATGCAAATCATCTGCTATAAGCTCAGTCTCTTCTGTCAGCAACTTCCATTTATCATTATTGAGGGGATATTTAAAGGTCAGTTGATAGGTACTGTTGCCTTCTTGGTAGATTTCATCAGCCCGAGCTTCATTTAGAGGGGTATTCCCCTCTTTTAAATAAATCAAACCTTATACCTCCAATTCCCTTTAATTGTGATTTTTCGGATGTTGCCTGACACAGACACACCAGACCGCCCGACAGGGATCTCAAAGAATGGTCCTCGTTTTCGTAGAGTATTCTTGATATTCCCGTTTTTGTCATAAACATTCTGCCGCTTGTGCTGGCACACAATCGTTGCCTTTGTATCTAGCGTCAAGTGCATGGTCTGTTGACCAATAGTCAAGCTCACATCGCCAGAACCCTCCAATGTAATGATAGGCTCGGAGTAGACGGTTCCTGTATTGGTCACAGTACCATTTCCAGTCAATACCACATCCTGCGCATTTTTTTCGTACCGAAAAGGCTGCATTTCAAGCTTGATTTCAAGCGTCCAGGCATGCGGACCGTTGGGACTATAGGAAGCCTCTAAAAAGTCCGCATAAAAAAATGAACCAGGCTGATATCCAAGCTCAATCACATTGAACTTTGGCTGAAATTTCTCCACAATCGTTGAAATGTCTAGCATTTTAGGCACATAGAAAGTAAATGTCCGCTCATAGCTCTCGTAGGCTCCGTCAAGGATAGATTCAGAGCCGTTAGCTCCATGGATGACCACCTTCTCCGTCGCTCTCGGTGTTGCCGTCTGTGCCTTACCAAAGTCAGTCACATAGCAATTTGAGAGCGTTGAAGTATTAAAATTATTGATAATCATGTAGTACATCAGATTCCCTCCCTTGCCATGATTCTAGCTTGTCTTCTGTAACTGTTTTGTGCGATAGACTCACCATCTAGCGTGATTTCTGACGGCTTTTTGAGGATAGCCGTCAAAAGACTTTCCAAACTTGCCCTCAAAATGGCAATCTCAGACACCACCTTGTCCATATCTACCACATTTTGAGTTGTAGAAGACTGCACCACGATAGATTTGCTTGCCTGCTCCATTTCTCGGAGAAATTTCGCATCACTCGGAATCCCGACACCAGCAGCATACTTAGGTATTCCCATGTTACGCATCAGACGTTTGGTCTTGTAGGCTGGGAATACCTTTGTCCCTCGTGGCAAGTCCATTAGTACGTTCCGCCCTTCTGGGATAAAGGTTTCGCCAGTTGGAAAGCGAATCAACTCTCGATAAGTCCCGCCTCGTTGGTCGTTGACCATGGCAGGGCCACCGCGATGATAATTGGTCCCGTCTTCGTGATTTACCCATCTCTTTACAGTTTCAATGACTGTTGTGACAACACTTGGGATATTTCCGAGCGTATTGATAACTCCCCGAGCAACCCAAGACGCATTGTCAACAGCGTTAAGGTGCTTTGTCGGCGTAGGTGTGCTGTTAAAGCTATTCAAACCATCTACACCCTGACTGGATGCGCCAAGGACAGAGCTTGGGTCTCCTGTAAGGAGCTTTGTCGGAGCTGCTGTGCTGTTAAAGCTGTCAACTGCTACTATCGCTTGACTTGACGCATTTTGAGTCGGCGTTGCGTCAGACGGCAGCGGTTTAGTTGGGGCTTCTGTACCATTAAAGTTATTAACGGCACCGATAGCCTTGCCGACCTCTACTACTGCCGAAGTAGAGTCTCCATTAAGACTCTTTGTAGGCACGATTAGATCGTTAAAATTCCAAGCCGCCCCAATTGCCTTACCAATTTCCACCACAGCCGAGGTCGAATCACCTTTCAGCTCCTTTGTCGGAGTGGCAGCCTGATTCCACATATCCAGTTTGGCGATACTTAGCCCTGTATTTAAAAGGGCATTATCACCATTGACCAAAAGGTCTTTAGGGAATGGATTGGCCATATCCCAGTTTTTCAAAGTTTCCGTAGAGCGAGAAACTGCCTTTTGAAACTCCTCATCTCTGGCCAGCAGTTCCTTCTGCTGCGGAGTCAGCTTATTGTAGTTTTCCAAAGCCTGCTTAGCCACATCTGCCTTGTTCATCACATCCTGATTATTCATCAGAAGTTGCTTAGTTTCGGCAGGTAGACTATTCCAGATAGCTAGATGTTGCTGGCTATCAAAGATGGCCTGCAGGCCAGCCTGATTTTGGACGATGAGCTTCTTCTCTTCCAGAGACATCTCTGCCCACTTGCCAGACTCGACCAAAGCTTCAGCAATCGTCGCCCGGGCATTAGAGTTAAGTTCCGCCTCCTTAGCGATAAACTTCAATTGCTCCCAGCCCTCAGCAGATTTGACCGCTTCGCCAATGACCTCCTTGACGTTAGATTTAACCTCAAATTGGTTGTTTTTGTTGATGTTTCCAACTAAAAGAGACCAGGCATCATTTGCCTCCTTGGTAGTAGCTGACATCTCACTACTATACTTAGCAAGGATACTGTGTGAGTTCCCTGCTTCTCTAGCAGCTTTAGAGGCTTTCTCCCCGATTTCTTCATAGGACAGACCATAGTCCTCTAGGAGCTTTTTCGCTTCTTCCCAATAGTTCCAGCTCTGCCCTGTCCGCAGTTTGACCTTATCATCCAGAGTCTTCATGACTTCCAGATATTTAGTTCCCAAGGCCTCCATGGTCTGATTGTGCTCACTCTCCAGTTGCTTCATTTTGGCATTGTATTCCTGCCTTGTGAGCAATTTAGAGCTGAGCATCTCTTTCAGCTCTGCTTTAGATTCTTTATACAGGCTATTTTCTTCTTTCATAGCCTTTTCTAAGCTCTCTCTTGAGTGCTTGAGCTGAGTCTCATTTAAGCTAAAGATTTCTCCGTTCAGAGCCTGCAGAGCGGCCTTCTGCTCTTTAGCGGATAGGTTCATAAGCTCCAGCCTAGCAGTAATCATCTCTCTTTGGTTATTGAGGATGATTTCTTTTTCTTCCTTGGAAAACTTGCTAGCATCACCATTGTGGCGTTGATAGATATCATTGATTTGATTCATCATCGCCTCAGTGTTAGTCACCATTTGGTTGTTGTATTCCTGAGCCTTAGCCACTTGTTCAGGGCTTATGCCCCATTTATCGGCTAGTTCTTGGAGGCGCTTATTAGCTTTGTCAGCAGAGCTAACCACTTCCTCATAGAGCTTCTTAAAAGATCCTGCAACTTTGTCAGCATCACCAGCGTGTGTACTGAAGTTAGCGACTGTGTTACTAGTTTCGTCAACCACTTTTTGGAAGCTACGCAAGTCACTACGAGCTGTTTCGCTCAGTTGCGTGCCGAACTCTTCCGCTTTGATGCGAGCCTTGTCTTTCTCATTTCCGAGATAGACCAAGCCTGCCGCAGCTAGGCTGATGCCTCCAATCATAAGACCTACTGGACCCCCTAAGGCAACCATAGCCTTTCCAAGGATCCCAGCTGATCCAGATGCCGAAGCAGTGGCTCCGCTCAAGGCTGCGGTTCCAGTAGTTGCTGTAGCTGTAGCACTACTCAGAGCAGTTGCTCCACTGGTCGCAGATTGAAAAGCCTCCGTTAAGTTCCCGGTAGTCCGAAAAGCCTGGAAGGTCTTATGTAGGATGGAGGCGCCGTCTGCTGCCTTGCTGAGTCCTTTTGTCAGCCAGCCAAGCCCTTTAGTAAAACTACCGACAAGTCCAATTCCCTTACCAAAAATAGTGAGAGCTGGACCAGCACCAGCAGCAAGCAAGCCCCATTTGATAATGTTCTGCTGCTGTTCGGTACTCATATTGCTAAAGGCTTTAGCCATATCCGCCAAATTTTGAATCCATGGTTTAGCTGCTTGCAATCCATCCCGCATAGCTTTGAGCAAAGGGCCACCAAACTCAATTGCAATGTCCGTGATTTGATTCTTAAACATTTTAAATTGAGATTCAGTGGTCGCGTATCGCTTGCTTGCTTCCTCAGTCAAAGCTGTATTTTTCTTCCAAGCACTATTAGAGCGATCAACCGCTGATGTCATCTTATCTGAGGCTAGAGCCAGAGACTTCAGCATGTTGCTTTGACGAATGCCCTTCATATCCAGATCATCGAGGATTCCATTGACATTCTCTCCAGATTTATGAGCATTTTCCAAGCCCTTGATAAAGGCTTGCAGTGCTTGGACAGGTTTGTCCTTCCAAGCTTGCTGGAATTGCTCTGAGGTCATGCCTGCCGTATTGGCAATCAGCTCTAGTTTTTCAGCCGCGCCTTTTCCGGTCAGAGACACAGCATTGCCGATAGCCGTTAGCGTTTGCGTCATGGCAGTACCACCAGCCTCAGCTTCGATACCAACCGAGCTCATAGCCGTCGCAAGACCGAGGATATCAGGAGCTGTCAGACCAGCCAAACGACCGCCCGCAGCTAAGCGATTGGTCATCTCTACGATATCCTTTTCAGTCGTCGCAAAGTTATTCCCGAGGTCAACCACGGAAGCTCCAAAACGTGAGTAATCATCCGAGCTCAAGCCCATGATATTAGCGACTTTCGCGATAGCTGTTGCCGCCTCCTCAGCGCTCAAGTTGGTTGACTCGCCCATATCAATCATAGTACGGGAAAATTTTAGGATATCTTCCGTCTTGATTCCCAGCTGACCAGCGACTTCCGCTACATTGGCGATTTGGACTGCGCTTGCAGGCAATTCTTTTGCCATCTGGCGAATACCGCTGGACAGTTTCGCATACGACACGGTTGCCGTTTCATCTACCGTCTTTTTAACTCCAGCAAAGGCTGACTCATAGTCCATTGCTGCTTTGACTACAAGCCCTGCACCAGCTACCAAAGGAGCAGTAACCCCTGTCATCAGCTTGCCACCAACGTCAGATACATTCTTACCAAACGTTTTGATACGCTCGCCGTTTGTTAGTAGGCTGTCGCCTATTTTGTTAAGCCGACCAGCAAAGCTATTCTCTCGACCAACCGCTATCAAAGCCTGCTCCACATTTCGGAGTTGACCTTCCATTGCGGCTAGTTTTGCATTTTCACGCTCAATCTCTGCGGCCGCTTTGTCAAATCGCGCCGTACCGGGTTCTAGCTTATCAAAGCCTTTCTTCATCTCGTCCAAGACCTTGCGTTGAGCATCAATCGCCTGCCCTAAAGTCTTGTACTTTGCCTGTAGTAAATCAGCATTCTTTCCATTGTTTTTTAGAGAGCTATCCAAGGCTCGGACGTTGCTTTGGAAATACTTTACGGCATTTTTCGCCCCATTTAGAGTAGGATTAAACTTAGACACGTCCAACCCTAGCTCCACATACATTTGGCCTAAAGGTGTCCCACCTGCCATTTAGTTTCCTCCTGCTATATTGTTCCTAAAAAATCCGCCAGATCCATGACTTCTTCTTTATCAGCGGCTTCTGTGGTGTCCAGCACGCCCATCAAGTCCTCCCAGCTTGTCTCCATGACATCACGGATACTCATGCCGTAAGGACCTTCTGTAGCTTTTTTGACAAAGTTATAAAACCGCTTTAAAGCTTCACCGGGCTTTAAGCTTTCCCCTTTGGGTCCACATCACCCACCAAATGAGTGTAGATATCAGCAAAGATGGCAACGATTTGACCAAAGTCTGTAAACTCAAGCAACTGCTCTACTTCCACATCTTCAAACAGCGAAGCAATAAAGTTTAACTGCTTATCTAATTTCTCAACATCGCTCAAGTCATCAGTTAATGAGTCGTTTAAGACCAGATAATCACGATAATCTTTGGTGGTGATTTCCTTACTCGTTTTCAGGACATCTTCACCTTTTTCATTTTTGATTGTAAATTGTACCTTTGACATAGATTTTCCTTTCTAAAAAAAGAGAAAAGGGCTCTCGCCCCTTCCTTACGCAGCTGGTAAAATCTTAAGTTGGCTTTTAAGTTTCTTCAGCTTCTCAGTATCTGACCCATACACCATTGCGCCATAACGTCCATTAGTTGCGGTATCTGTGCTAGCTGTCGCAGCAAAGGTCACATTTGTAGGAGCAAGTTCTTCTGCCTTATCCTTGAGCGATTCAAAATCAATCGCATCCATAGAAAGTTGGCCTTTGTAAAAACCATAGTAGGCAGGTTCACCATCAGCTGTATTACTTTCGATGAGAATGGATACATTTTTTGCAACAGTGTCTGTGCCAAAGTAGTATAGGCCATCATCATTTCCATAGCCTAAAGCACTAACATAAAGAGCTAAAGGCACATCCAACAGCCCGAATTCTACCTTCAAGTCGCCAACCCCGCGATTATTGACGTGATAAGCAATATTACTACCAAACGTTTTGGTTGGGTCGACGGACAGACCAGATACTTTTGCCGTCTGTGCAGCCCCTTCATTTTCTTTACCTTCCAGTGTAAAGAGATTTTCACCAACTGATGGTGCTTTTCCATCATGTACACGAACCGTTACGGATTTCAATCCTACAATTGCAGTTCCTTTTACTTTCATTCCGTTTCCTTCTTTCTAGTATTCTTCATACAGTCTGCTCACACCTCGATAGGTGCGAACATCGACATAGCGCTTAATTTCAGGAAGCCAGCTATCCAGATCACCTGCGATCTGGTAAAAGCCTTTTTCCTCGAAAATCTTCTCAATTTTCCTTTGGAGTTTCTTACACTCCACACGATCCACCGACTCTACATTGACCTGATAGAGAAAAACCTTGGCTAGACTTGTATTGCTTCCATGAGCCGTCTGCATCGGTGGCCCCAGCGGGATGATAACGATACTTGTCTCATCCTCTGCCAAAGACTCCGGTCGATTAAAGGACTTGATGCAGATACCTGCCAACTCCTCATCTGCTTGTAAGGCATTGTAGAGTTCGTCGAGTTTATCTTTGACCACTATCTAAACCCCTCTATCTTCAATCGACTCGCTACACGATATTTATATTTTTGACCATTAGCTTCTGAAAAGCGACGAATCACGCCAAAGCCTCGAGGATGAGGATTTCTAGCATAGCCCAGCTCATTCAAGTGCACCAAGCGCCAGCGAGACCCAGCGCCAAAACCTAATTTGACAGTTGGTACACCTTCCATCGCACCAGTGACCCGCCCAACAGTCGCACTCTCGATAGTCTCTCCAGTACGCTTGTAGACTGCTAAAGCCTCCTTGAAATCTTCCAGAGTCTCTTCAGCAGCGCCTTTCAAGGCGCGGCTAGTCACCCGTCTCACTTTTTCAGGCCCCAGCTTAGCTTCCATATTCCGCAGGACTTCTTCAAGACCTCTCACATTAGCCCCGCTAGACATCGCGACCACCTCCGATAATGACAATCAAAAAGTCCCGATTGTCAAAATCAGGACGCACATCAATGATTTGCCACTTCTTGTCTTTCAGGCGAATATCGCCCACTTCTACAAAATGACGATTGTCTGGCTGGTAGTCAGATAGCGGATCGCGGATTTTGATAGTCATTTTAGCCTTCATCGCTTTACCTGTTGCGATTTCGATATCTTTCATACTAGGAGAGTAGACCTGCCCCATCGTATGAAATACCTTTTCATGGCTGACATCACGACCGTCAAGCCCCTCCGCCACTTTTGAAGTATAGAAAGTGACAGGGGTCCTTAGATCACCATTTGTAGCTTCAGGCTTCTTGTAGCGATAGTGCGGGCGATTAGATTGGTAGCTCATCCTTAGCAGCTACTTCATCCTTTTTCCCTTTTACTTTCGACTTGCCATCTTCTTTTGGCTCGCTCCATTCGACATAGCCGGGTAAAGCTTCGTTCAATTCGTCGAAGCGTTCTTTTGTCGCTTCAAATTCTGTCCCTGCTTGACGAAGATCCCCAGTTTCCAAGTCATAAAATTCTTCTAAGACCTTAATCATTTTTTTCCTCCGATTTGTAATTTTCTAGTGACAATGCCATCAAATCCCCTTGAAAGTTTCCATAGAAAAATTCAACTTGGTCATTGTAGGCATATCGTGCACGCTCTAGCACCAGCTCCCTCACTCGGGGGTCGCTAGTGTCCTTGCTTCCCACCAAGCTGTGAATAGTCGCCTCAGAGCTTTCGAGCATTCGTGAGAGGTTTGCATCCTCTCCACTGTGAAAAATCCTCATCCGCTCCTTAAAAGCTTTAAGGAGTGGATGAAGTTCTTTTTCCTCTTCCATAGGCCATCACCGCCTATTTCAGTTTCAATTCCCACACAGCAGCCGTTTTCTCATCATGTGGTTTCCCATAGGCAAACTGCTTCCCTGTATAGAGATTTAAGTCTTCAAATGCCAATGTTTGGTCAAACTTGCTGAACTCAATACCTCCTCCAAGGACAGCATCATAGCGACCTTTGACGAATGTAGTGATTTTGCCGGCCTCTTGAGCTACTGAGGGCACGACGATAGGGTTAAATGGCAAGTTGGTGACAAATACCCCGAGGCTGTTCAAAGTGGTAAATTGTGTGGTGAAATCAAGCTCGTCACTGGTATTCACTACGATGACCATGTTGCCACGGGTCACGACTGGCTTGCCATTTGACTTAGTCGCATGGTACTTGTAGATATCTTTGAACTCCTTAAGCGTGATATTAGCCTTTTCTTCGGTAGTCTTACCTTTAGAGCCGAGAGTTACATCACCAGATGAAGCCTTAGCACTATAGGTTGTTTTTCCTGCCGCAACCGTTCCTGTCAAGGTGCGAGACAAGCCAATTGGTTTGTCATCTCCATCACCATTCAAGAAAGCAGCTTCAAGCGCAGTTGCAAAAGCTTCTGTTAGCTGGGTAGAAACGAAAGAATAGAGCCAGCCAGGACCAAACTTTTCTGTATCTTTTGGAAGAACCACAAAAGCAGTCAGTTTGTTCTGGATAGCTTCTTCTTCGCCAAATCCAGCTGTTAATTGCCCCTTGATTTCGTCATTGATTTTGCCCCAAACAGCGACACCAGTCGTGTTAGAGGTCAGGAATTTCAGACGAGGGCCACCGTTGCGAAGTCCGATATGCTCAAGCAAAGGATGGGCTTGCACCATATCTTCAAAGATACGGTCAACCGTTTCTTGAGGAAAGAGCTTTTCAATTTTGTCTGGTGCTTTCTTGTCCAAGTTGTTGAAAAATTCACGCTCACGAAGAGACAATTTTTCATCAAGTGGACTTGCTGCCACTAGACCATCAACTTCCTCACGAGCAGTTTTCTTTGCTTCATCCATAATGGCATCAAGCATCTTTTCGTAAAGTTCCCCTTGCTTTTCAGCAGGTTCATTGTTTGTAACAGCATCCAAAAAGTTCTGACGAGCTGTTTTAAATTCATCTGATAATTTCATTCCCATTTTTAAAATTTCCTTTCTTAAAATGCAAAACGACCGAACCCTTTTGGGACAGCCTTGTCTGTCTTATTTTCTGGACTTTCTGGAAGATTGAATTTCTTCTGTAAAAATTCGCTATTTTCGAAAGCCTCTTTTTCAATTTGTCGAGCTTCTAGCTTATTAGCTACCAACTCTGCGATTTTATCAATATCAGGAGTCATTGCTGACCTCATTTTCTCGATAAAATCACTTGGGATTATAGGAGTTTCACTCGCAACCAAAGTCGGTGCGACTTCATTTGTAAACATAATCTGGTCTACAAATCCGTGATTCAAAGCTGATTCAGCATCAAACCAGGTAGTCTTGTTCATCAAACCAAGCAAATCGTCCAAAGCTTTGCCAGTCTTATGAACATAAGCACTAGCAATAGATTTGTTAAACCCTTCTAGTACCCCAGCCTCATGAAGTAGAGTGTTATGGTCTCCATAAACGCCAGAAGACACATTGTGGATCATGATTTGGGCGGTTGGACTTATTGCAACCGTATCTCCTGCCATTGCAATCACACTTGCTGCGCTTGCTGCGATACCGACAATCTTCACAGTCACGGTACCAGGATACGAGCGTAGAGCAGTATAGATTTCACTACCAGCATAAACATCTCCTCCACCTGAATTGATATGAACCTCAATCGGTTCACCACTTTCAGGAAGGACGACATCTTTCGGAGCAGTTGCATCCCACTCAAGCCAATCGTAAAGCCATCTGTCATTGTTTGATACAATCGTACCCTTAATCGGAATTACCTTCATCTTCTTTCTCACCTCCTTCCTCTATTTCCTCACCAATCTGATAGTTCTTCGTCATGACAGGTTTATTGCCCCAAGGCACCGCCTCGAGCCCTAACTCTGCCCGAACTTCATTGATTAGCATTGCACCAGAGGAGATTAGCTTATCAATGTTTTCAGCCAAAGCAAACTTATCCCGCTGCCCTTCGCCGACAATCGCAAATGACCGCTGACCAGAATAGCCGTCACGACCGACTATGGCATGATTGAGTCCATCAGATACTTTCTTTACCAACGATTCAAAACAATAGCTCGTAAACATCTTCTGACTGTTGGCCAGATTGGCCATATCCCCATGCAATAGCGCCGTAGGAATACCCAGTATGTCAGCAACCTCATCGTCAAATTGCCTTCGGAGTTTTTTTATCTCATCCACAGACAAGTTCGATGTGCCAACCGTGTTTGTCAATTCGTTGTAGTCCAGCCCGTTTTGAGCTGGGACGATAGCCACCGTTTTTGTAGTAAAGGACTTAAAAAGACCATCAGCATAGTCTTTCATCTGCTGAAGCCTTTCCTCGTTAAAGGTGCCGTTTGTCTTAGTGTTGAGAATACCCCGAATCTGATTATTACGACCCAAGGCCTCGACCAAGCGACTATGTAGCTTCTCATAGTCAGCAAATAAGTCACTGATGTATTCTTGCAGTCGGTTGTTGTTGTACTGCAGGAAAATCACATCGCTCATAGGAAACTTACGCTGAAACGTATAGTCTCGCACAGATACCATTTCAAACGTATCATCATAGACCGCATATCGTTTCCGACTAAAGCTATCCGCGACTAGCAGCTGATCGTCATCTGACAAAATGATAAGCACTTCATTTTTAGTCAATAGGCGATAAATCACCTTTTGCCAAAACTCCGAAGCGGACTCATTCCGATTTGGTCGGACATTCAAAAGATAGTCCCAGTTGGAATGCACATGTTTCCCTTGGACCATGTAGCGAAATTCAGACTTCGCAAAGATACGAGCCACAAACTCTGCCGATTTGTCCACTGCCAAGCTTTTGAGATACAAGCTCCCAAAAATCCGCTCTAAATCATCAAAGTCAAAGCCAGTGATGATTTCTTTGCGAGCTTTAAAAATATCAAGCCAGCCCACAATCTCCCCTCCTTTCTAAATTATTTTACCAGCCACCCACCCAAACGATTACCGTTTCCAAAACGGCTTCTTTAGCTGCTCCAGCTCTTGTCTGATACTGCTAAATTTTTCATTTGTCGCCTCCACATTCTCACCGCATATAGCTTCGTGCCGTTTCTGCGCTTGACGCAATGTGTTCAGTTCAGTTTTGTACTCTGCCAGTTTTTTATCCAAATCCATATTTTTATGACTTAGCACACAAAAATCTGTTTGAAGTTTCTGGATTTCCAGCTCAAGACGCTTTTTCTTCTTAATTCGCTTGTTCATGTATCTTTCCTTTCGTCTTTAAAATTCCCAATTACCAATCACATCAAGAAACTCACCAACGTTTGTTTCTTGTACCAATTCCCGCTTATATAGCGCAGCGATAAAGGCATGGAAGCCATCCGTCTTCCGACGCACAGGCTCTTTCTTCAAGAACCGTTTATTGCCATCTTTATCCTCTTTGACATAAGTATTATCCGTGTACCAGAGCATGGAGTAGTCGTCTTCGAAGACGAAGCGCTCATTTGCGAAGCCGTCCTCGATGAATGGAGCCACTTTCGATTGAATCGCTCCAGGATTTCTCAGAAACTCATGCTCAAAGCCAGCCTCTTCCAATAGCGGTTTCAGCAAATCCATCCGAAAACCATCTGCACAGACAAGCTCGATATTATAGACCTCACTCCATTCAGTTAGCTTTGCGACCAGCAAGCGAGGATCAATACTCGGACCATCCACAATCGTAAATAGCCCTTTGTCCGCCCATTCATTGATGGGGGCTTTTAGCTTAAATGCCTTTAAAAATGCCTTGCGAGCAAACGAGTGCTGCTTCCAGATAAAATCATCACCATGTTTAAATAGCAAACCAACGCTTGCAAAATCTCGAATACTAGCATAGTCAAACCCAGCCACACAAGACCGACCCTTTAAGTCGATGCCCGGTGACCGCAGACAAGCCAGCAACTTCTCGCGAGTCGTCACATCTTTTTCAAGGTCTGCTTCAGGTAGATTCATCCGTTTTGTCATAAATTCCTGACGACCAGAAGGCTCCAGCTCAAGGTCATCATAATCAGCCTTGGTTCTTGCAAGCAACCTCTTAGCGTAAGGAGTACTTTCATCCAACATCGGATTGGCTTTTGACCAGTTCCTCATGTCATCCACTTCATCCGCACTATCTAGCTTGCAGATAAAAGGAAATAGTCTGAAATCATCAAGCTCTCCATTCAAGATTTGCATAGACTTCTCTATCAGCTTGTCGTAGAAGCCCTCACGGACATAGCCATTCGTCCCGTTGTAGAAAGTCCGAGCATGAGCAATCTTACCAAGACCAGACCGCTGCACTTTCACAGCCTTGTCATCTTCGAACTGGTGAATCTCGTCAAACTCAAGACAACCATCACGAGCCGAGTCCATCGTTTTCGGATTGTTTGTCCGAAAAGAAAAGACCGAGTTGTTCGCTCGACCTGTGATAGACATCTTCGTCAGATAAAAATGATCCTCAAGACCACGACGCTGAACCGTCTCATACACTTCCTCAAAAGAAACCTTGCCTTGCTTCTCTGAGTTCGCAGTGATAGTCACATCATAATCTCTGATTGGATAGATAGGGCTGATAAAAAAAGCGTCTCTCGCAGACATAAAACCATTCTTACCGCCTCCGCGAGCCAAAGTCAGCAGAATTTCATCAAACTGAGGCTCTCCATCCTCCTTCCGAAAAAGAAAAATGAACGGAGTCAAGAAAAGCTGATACTTAGCGAGAGGAAAGAAATTCTTTTCCGCAAACCGAATGAACTTATCAATCAACTCATTATCAAAATAAAGATCATCCCGAGGATAAATCTTCTCCCTGATGATTTTAAACAGCAACTTTCTTTCCTGGTTAACAACGATTTCTCCACCCTCGGCCATTTTGATGTAGTCATCAACTAGCGGATGAGAAATCATAGCAAGTCACTTCCAGCAGATTTCTTCTCGACCGGCGAATTTTCCACATCAAAATCAAATGACCGCTCAATAGCCAGAAGCTGATTGCTGGTCGAATTGATTTCCTTGATGAGCGAGTTCGCTTTTTGAAATCTTTGCTGGCCATTATGGACCGTGATAACCAAACCGTCCTCGTTGAGACGAGCCTTCAACTCGTACAGCAATCTGACGAGATAAATATAACGATTCACTTTTTCGTATGCCACCGCATCTTTTTTCCTCGGACTAAAATAACCAATTTTAGAAAGTAGCTGATTTTCTAATTCTTTTATATTTTTTTCTGAGTATTCCTCCATTACCCCCCACCCCCTTTGAAATTTTGCTAAAAATTTGGACAGTTGACCCCATCCACCGGTTCCCAAAACGAGATTTTATGGCGATTTTTTTGACCGGGGGGTATCTTAAATCCCCCACCATTCATCCGACCGAAAATTTTTCTCTTGCATTTTTTGAGATTTTCGAAATTGGAAACGTCCATGACGTTTATTGTGACATTCTTTACAAAGAGTCCTGAGATTATCAAGATCCAGAGCTAGCTCAGGATGAAACTCTAGCTCCTTGATGTGGTCAACCTCTAGACTATCAATCGTGACTCGACCTTCGTCTCTGCACCAAACACATTCGTGATGATCTCGTTCGATCGCTTGCTTACGAAGTTTTTTCCAATCGCTGGAATTATAAAACTCTCTGCGTTCTTCGCGAGTAGACACATCAAACATTGTGCTTAAAATCCGTTACTTTGTTTCCACATTTACTCAAAAGTTCAAGAGCTTTTGAGGCCTGTTCCACCGATGTGAAACTTTTTAGCGAAGCGTTTTGCAATCTTCGAAGGTTGTCTTTATTTAGAGTTGCAAAAAACAAACAGTCCTCTTTATTTTTTTCTTTGGTTGTTTTATTTGCATTTAATTTGCATAAAAACTTTTTTAAAAAACTTATCATTCTTTAGCAAACTCCTTTATTTTTATAGTTCTAATTCCTTGTTTTACATATTCTAATGAATTCGCTGCATGAGTTTTAATCCAGATTTATCAAGCGTTTATCTTGCATGCGTGAAATGAAATCATCATAACCTCAAAACAATGAATTGATAGTAAAATAAAAAATTAAAAGCCTTGAAATTTCGTCATGGCTCTGTCTTGTGAATCTTGATTTTTGCCTATATATCGTAGTGAAATACTCTGGCTTGAGTGGTTCAGTAGGTCCATTATTAAAGCGACATCCTTGGTTTGCTCGTACATAAATAAACCAAAAGTCTTTCTCATTGAGTGAGTCGCTATGTTTTCTAGACCAACTTCTTCAGCAGCTCGCTTGATAATTTTATAAGCTGTGTTTGGTTTGATATGCTGGTGTTTACCGTTTCTACTCGGGAAAAGATAGTCTTCATCTTTCTTGTCCTCGATATACTTTCGCATTGCGACTTTAAATTTCTTTGGCATCTTTCTTTTCGTTGGTTTGTCAGTCTTTTCGTCCACAATCTGGACGTGCCAACCTTTGACATGCTTGACCTTGAGCTTGACAATATCGCCAATCCGAAAACCAAGATTAACACCAGCCAGAAACAGCATGAGGTTACGCTGTCGATCCGACTCTTTGACCGCACTATGTAGCGTTAACCACTCCATCATCAATCTAACATCGTCCCGATTTCTAATCGGTTCTACAACCGCCACATAACCTCACCCCTTTCTATTTTTTACAAACAAAAAGGAACGCATCACTGCGCCCCTTTCTGAGGAGATTCTATGAAATTTCAGCTTTGCGAATCATTCATAATTCGCATGCTATCATAATATCATCAAATTCGTGACACAAAAAGCGTTTTTTGTGTCATCTTAATTTTTTTATTGAAGCTGAGCAAATTTTTCCAAAATCACTCTACGTTTTCTGTAAATAGTTTTTCTGCTAAAATGCAACTGCTCTCCGATTTCTTCCCAATTATAGTAAAAGATAGAGGCTGCGTTCATCCAGCGCAGATGAAAAATCTTCTTTTGCTCTTCGTCAAGCTCTTCAAGCAATGCTTCAACCGTGTCCTTAAACAAGATTAAGTTTCTCAGTTTGACATCACTATCAAGTTTGAGGACTGCTGTCTCTGTTGGTCTAGATACAGTGTTGCCCTTGCTTCCAACGCTGATGCCCTCTTTGTGAGGGAAGGTCAACTCTTCACGCCTTAAAGCAATTTCACGATTGATACCAGAGTATCTTAGTAATTTGTTATCTAGGGCATTTAAGTCTGTTTCTGTTATACGCACTTTTATATCCTTTCATTTTTGTCATTATATAAAATAACTGGCCAAGAGCAGAAGCACAAGTACAATGATTTGATAACTAATAACAGAAATCACTTTTTCCTTGAAAGTTCGATTATCATCTCTTGAGTTAGCAGTTATAAAAGTCATGAGTACATCTAGACCAAGTGCCTGCCAGATAGTAATCTTATCAACTGAAACAATTGTAGTCACAATCTCATTCCAGCCATACTGCACGATACAAGCCGAGGTAAATATCAGAATGATGCCTGATGCTAACCAGACAAAACAGCCAGCAGCATTCTGGCTAATATTTTCAGCGTTTCTTTTCTTCATAAATTCTCTCCTACTTTTTACTTGTGATTTCAAACGGAATAATGCTTTCTGGCATATAGTTGACCTCGTATTTATACTGGTTAACTTCTGCGCCCTCAAGATCCTCAACGACATACATATTCCAACCTGTCAAATTCACCATGTGTTTCTTGTACACACCTTTTGCTGTTTCAACCAAAATTTCAAGTCGCTTACCATCATTCGCTTCAGTCTCAACAGAAATACGACCAATCACTTCAAATTCAATCTTGTCAGTTCGAGTGTTAATCACTGCCACCCGTCGCACAACATTAAAGTTATCTGCCTCCTGACTAATGTTGTGTGAAACTTTCTTGCTTTCCCGGCAGGCAACCAAGCCAATCAAAGTCATTGCCATAAATACAATTGCAATCAATTTTTTAAATTTCATTTTTTCTACCTCGATTTTCAAAATAATTTTAGCTGCGATTTGTAACCTTCTAATCTAGCTAGTGCAGATTTAAAAATTCGCTAATATAATTTACCACCTTTCCTCATTTATCCATTTCCACCGGATAAAACTGCCCACAAGCAGTAAATAACGCATGCGAGACCTGCACAGCGGCCCCACGACTGACAAATCGCATGGCCTTATCTTCTTCCGAAAATGACGCTTTGATTCCGGTTGAGTCAAAGATCACAGTCATCAGATAAGGCTTTGTCTTGCGATTTGCCTGTTTTAAGACAAATATTTTTAAAAATAGACCCTCCTCTTACTCTTCAAATCTTCAAATTTCAGGACATGTTCTTTATCCACGCCCTTCATGATCCTGTCGAGGAAAGGTCTGCCGTACCTCTCTTCAATTTTATCCGCACTCATATTTGTAGTTATGAGCGTATTTGAGCGATTGTTGAGAATCGAATACAGGACGCGATAGGTCCACTCTGTATTATTTTCCATTCCCAAATCATCCAAAACTAGAAATTTAGCTTTAGAAATCTGCTCAAGGATATAGAACTCTTGCGAGAAATCTTTCTTCAAAATGCTGAACAAGTCAGCCACATTCATGAAAATGGCAAATTCTTTGGTCATTTCAGAGGCGCGCTTGATAATGCCAAAAGCTAGATGACTTTTCCCTGTTCCTGGATTCCCAACGAAAATGATATTATTTCGCTTCCCATCAATCCACTCTGAACAAAATCCCTCTGCCGCAGAAAGTTTCTGAGCTTCTGCATTTGTCGGCGTATCGAAGTTGTCCAATGTAGCATTGGCCAGTACCTCGTCAAATAAAGAAAATTTATTTAGGTAAAACTGCCGCTTGTTCTCTCTATCTGCTACTGCGAAGTTATCTACTAGCTTTTGATTTTCAGCTTCGATTTTCTCGCTCTCACAAGCAGAGCAGACGATATTTCCGGTCCTAAAGATTCTGATTTTCGGGATATTGTGCTTCTCGCAGATTTCTGATGTATTTTCTGCTTGCAGAGCCAGCAGAGCAGCAAAAGGATTGACTACCATGTTAAGACTCCCCCAGCAACATGCCAGCTAGCCATATCCGCTAGCTTTTGACTAACCACCTCCAAGCTCGCTTTTTGCAAAAGCTCTCTCATCTGATCTGATAGCGGGTAATACAGTCTCTCAAAATCAGCAATCATTTCTAAAATCCCCATTCTTCAGCCTCCTTCTTTTGTCGTTGTTTCTTGGATGCCTTGCTTATATTTCTAGCTTGCTCCACCGTGGTCACATTTGCGTTCTCCCAATTTCGCAAAATGCCAGATATATATTTGATATTAGGTTTTCCATTTTGGATTGCTAATTTCAAAGCTTCAACCACCAATTCTTGATTATTTTCTGCTATCAGATGATTGATTTCTTCGATTTCAAAACCTGATAACATCCGTTGAAATTCATCCTGAAATAATTTTAAAATATTTACATCAGGAGGATCTGATATATTATCCTTATCTTCCCTATCCTTACCTATCCTATCCTTACCTATCCTATCCTTACCTGCGTCAACTTTTCGTGGACGGCTCGTGGACGGTTTAGGAAGTTGAGCCATCTGAGGCTCAAGAGCCAGCTTTTCTTTTTGGTAAATCGTGGGTTGGTAAGTATCCTTGCGAATGTAGTTATGGATGCGCCAGTCTTTGATAACCACAATCCCAGTGTCAGAAGAGATAATGAAATTTTTAGCTAATAAAAGCTTTAAATCATCATCACTTGCTCCAACAGTCCGCTGGATTGTCTTTGGTCGATCAACAAATCCATCATCATCAGCACCCATGTTTAAGTGAAAATACAGTGCCTGAGTTGACAATGGCATTTCCAGAAATTTGTCCGTATCTGTTATTTTTTTGCTAAACATCCTCCGTTGTGCCATTATTTCCTCCTGATTTGATGATGTTTTCTTTAAACCAGTTGATTTCTTCCTTGACTTTGTTTAATAAATTTTCCTCCTGCAGCAAATCTCCTTCTTGAGGATTATCTCGACAGATGTAGTGCTGCAAAGCATGCTTGATAATATGTAAGTCCCTGTATTTTAATTTCATTTTGTATTCACCTTCCTACCTCGTTCGCCATTTACGCCCCTGCTTCCTATATCGTGCTTTAGCCAGCATATCAGTATAGATAGTATCTGAGAGAGCTTGCGTGAGCTCGATATTGCTGCGCTTGAGCCGCTCAATGTGCTCATCCTTATCATGTATATCCTGATAAAGTTCGGCTTTCTCCCTATAGCAAGCATCTACTTCTTGCTTTAAGGTCTTGATTTCTTCAAGATAGCGGTCTTCAGGGTCAATCGTACGATTGTCAAAGGTGATTGTATCAATATTGTTGTGAAGCATCTCCCTCAACACCATCTCAACATTATCGATGATGAGGTGCTCTTCTGATGAGTACACATGAGGATTACGAACCAAATCATTGATACAAATTGGATAAGGTATCGCATAGCCCAATTCATGCGCCATCCTAAAGGTATTTTCTGCCATTTTTTGATTGGCAACTAAAATCCTGCTGCCAGTCGCATGACTCTCTAAAATAGCCATTGTCGTTTTTCCAAGGCAACGACCGAATCCTATCAGTTTAGTCATCTAAAACCTCCTTAAAACGGTAAATCATCGTCTGAGATGTCCATCGGGTTTGAATTGCCGAATGGGCTTTCATCGCGAGAAAAATTCGGTGCTTGATTGGATGAGCTACCTGAAGACTGACCTTCGCGAGTTGCACGACTCTCTAAAAGTTGGAAACCATCCGCGACAACTTCTGTGACATAGACCCGCTGGCCTTGCTGATTGTCGTAGCTACGGGTCTGAATGCGACCAGTAATTCCGATCAGAGTGCCTTTCTTAGCCCAATTAGCAAGATTTTCTGCCTGCTGACGCCAGATGACAACATTGATAAAGTCCGCTTCTCGCTCACCACTTTGATTTTTAAAGTTACGATTAACAGCCAGAGTAAAGGTTGCGACCGCTTGGTTTTGCGGTGTATAGTGAAGTTCAGCATCACGGGTCATACGTCCTACAAGTACAACGTTGTTAATCAAAATCCTTCCCCCTCAATTATTAATTTCCCTAAATTTCCTAGATGAAAATCAAAATATCTACCTTCTTCAGAATGAATGGAAACACACCCGAGTTCATCAACTTCTGAAAGCAATTCGTACGGTTCTACGTCTGTCAAGATGACTTCTATTATCAGGTCATCATCGAACTCGTTTAATTTCTCTTTGAATTCTTTTACCGTCATTGAATTCCCTCCAAAACTCCAAACTTGCTTATCAACTCGCTACAAAAAGATTTCCATTCAGACTCTGTGAAGGTCATGTATTTGTCTACTGACAATTCTTCGAGTTTTTTGTAAAAAAACATTTCGATTTGAGTGGCTTCAAAACTAGAGACAAAAATTTCAGGATAAAATAGTTCTACTCTGATTTTCTTGCTATAGCCCGAAATATCCAATGATAATTTTGAACCATAATGTAAATAGTCGCTGGCTACTTTTATTTTTGCTTTGATTTCCTCAATTTTTATTGGACGGGTGAGAATCAGTGGTTCCACAGGTTCTTGTCTTCGCTTTTTGATTCCTGAATACGGATATTTTTTAGGTTTCATTAGATTCCCTCTCTTTTCTTATTTCTTCAAGTCTTTCTTGTATTGGACTGATGGTATTCAATTCTTTAAGACTTGGCCACATTCCGCCTACAAGATTAGAAATGTTTCTGACTTCATTGATTTGTTTAGGTACTTCTTTATAATCCCACCACTCAGAACCATCATATTCTCCTCGCTCTAACCACCAGCCTTTGCCAACAATGACTAAATCAGTAGGAACGTGAGCGGCACCGTATCCGCTATGATAATTCGCTTGCTTGGCAAGTCTCTCGAAATTTTCTTTAGTGATTTTAAAGTCTGAACCTTGAATATATCTGACGCCCTCAAACGTTTTGCCGTAGTCTCTTAAAACCTTTAAGGTCTCCTCCCAAAGATTTGTCATTTTACACCTCCTCTTTTGGTTTGACCGTAATCTCTAAATAAAAGGATTGATTCGGGATTTCCAATTCTACTGTTGTGGTCTTGCCATCGGAATTAACGATAATTTCGCCGATTGCTAAAACTAAGTCTCCGATTTTGCTATTTAACGTTAAACCCATCACTTCACCCGTCCTCTCAAATACTCAGGGATTTCGTCCCCTACTTCCAAAGCTTCATACTGTTCCTCAGTCACAAGAAACTTACCATAAGCCCCAGCTGTGACCGTGTAGCGGCCCTCTATGATTTCCTTATCAGTGATTCTGCCGTGCATTTCGGCACCTGCATTATCAGCCCTATGAATCGTAATCAATTTTCTAGCTTCTAGCTGCTCCACTCGCTCGTTGAGCCTGTTAATCTTGATGATTGCTGCCATCAAGATTGCTAGCAAAACAACAATGCTAAAAATATAAATACTGTGTTCTCTCATTCCAAATCCTCCTCTTTCACCCAGATTCCATCAATCAGCTTACCTTTTCTGTCCTTGATTTCCTCATAGGCGAGCGCCAGACAGTCATTAGCTGTGGTCAGATTGTGAATCGCGATAGCTTGGATAGATGAATGCAGTGAAACAAGCTCAGGCCGTACCAGCGGTGCCTGCGTCTCATTGTGCATGATGTGCTTATGGATCTTTTGAGCCATACTCCCAAGACTCGAAGCCAAAAGAAGAAACTCCATATCTTGCGGACTTGCTTCAATTTGAGCCCCATTTTTGATTTGCTGCTCCATACCAATCAGCACGACCTGCATATCTCCCAAAGCGTCTTTGGTCAAGTCTGGCTTACCTTTAGCAATCCCAGCATAGAGCTCCCCAGTTTCTTCCATCAGCTTTTGAAACTGCTTCACGGTATTAGCCTCGTGCAAATTGCGGTTGATAAACCATTGTTCAACCTTTTCGTGTAGTGTTAATGTTTTAGTCATATTTTCTCCTTTTTAAAATTTCATAAAGGCCATCCAATGAGTCGTCCCACGTTGCTGTCCAAAAAGTGGTTGTTGTGGGACTAATTCCAAGATTTCCTTAACATTTACTTGAGCATCAGACCATTTAAAAATAAGTGTTCCGCCTGTTTTCAACACTCTAAAACACTCATCAAAACCTTGTTGTAGATCTAATCTCCAAGTCAATAAGTCTAGTTGTCCATATTGAGCACGCATAAATGATTTCTGGCCAGCCCATAAAAGATGAGGTGGGTCAAACACAACAAGATTGAATGTTTCGTCATCGAATGGCATATCTCGAAAATCTGCAACAATATCTGGCTTAACATTGATTTTCTTTTTGTGAATTTCAAACTCTTCTTCACGTCTATCCATATATGTTGTATGTGGTTCTTGTTTATCAAACCAAAACATCCTAGAACCACAACACGCATCTAATATTCTAATATCTGACATCAATACCTCCTATCCTTCAGCCCAGTAGGATACACAAAGCACCTTCCAGTCGCTCCCTCAAATATGCGACTTGACAAAGCACCATTTCCGAAATCATCCGCATACAAGGCCTTGATTTCATCCATGGCATCCACTCAAATCCCCCCAATCCTGTAAGCCTGCAGGCTGCTTCTTTCTAGCCTCTGCCATCTTTTCAGCAGCTTCACAGAGAGCCTGCTCCTGCATCCACAGCACATAGAGAGCCTGCATATTAAGCATTTCTTCTTCTTTTCGCTTTTTTTCGGCTTTTCGATGGTCAACGTAACAACCAAGGGTACCGGCCAGAAAGAAAAAGACAATCATCATCGCGCTTCCTAGAAACTCACTCATCACTTTCAATCCTCTCCCTAATAATCCGATCTTCCTGCTCCAGATGGACGATCCGCACAGCATTTCTCCGCATGCTATCGCGGTTATCGTTGATTTGATACTGTAGCTCTTTTAGATGATGCTCACGGTCGATATTAGTCTTAGCCAAGACTACCAGTAACATCAAGAGGCCGCCACAAAGCGCCAACAAAGTCAATTGCAAGTTAGCAATCGAATTTCTCGCATTCCGGTTTTCAGTCCTCAAACGATAAATATCATCTTTGATGCTCATCTTCCACCTCCCAAATAACTTCATACCATCTTGTTAGTAGAGTATCTTCTTCTTTCACGATATACCCGCCATCTTTAAAATATTGCAAGACTTCACTCACCTGTTCTTTGTTAGGAAAATTTAGATTCCAAGTTATATCAGAAGTAGAATTTCGAAGGTCATGAAAGTCGAAGCGAATTTTACCATAACCATTACTTGCACTGTCTCTGATGTAAAGATTGATTTGTTTGATAAGTTCGTTGATGATGATTTTTGATAATTTCTTTTTAGATTCTTGGGATAGCTTTTTAGCTGTGTTAATTTGTATAATTTTACTCATTTTTTTCTCCATTTTGTGATATAATCAGACTAAATACTCCTTGCTCACTTCTTCGGCTGATAACCGATAAAATGCTCTTTCGCAAGGTCAAGTATTTCATATACGTCAGCAAGGTCATACTTCCAATCGCGGCCTTGCTTTCTTCTTTTCAGCCCTAAGCTAAGTAAGTATTTAAGATATTTGGCATCAAAACCAAACATATCCATCAACTCCTTTTGATTCAAAGGGAGTTTTTCTTGCTCAATTTCGCGTCTGACTTCCTCCCTGATGATGTCTACCTGTTGTCGGATAAACATCCGTGCCATGTCGTCAGACATCAAAGGTGGCAATCGCATTGTATCCATAGTTTCCATAGCCACCTCACGAGATCAAGTCCATGACCATTTGACCGTTCCGAGCCTCGATACCCAACTTAGTATTATTGGATGGCTGCCAATTATCCCAGTAAGTCATAGCGGCCAGCTCATGCTTTTTCGGGAGCATAGCATAGTTCGGCACATTAAAGTAACCTTTAAAGTCTAACTCTGCCTCCTTAAAGACCGCCTGAGCAAACTTCCTATCCTGATAGGCTCTGCTAGCTTTCCCACCCAAGCATTCGACTACTCTAGCCCTGCGCTTTTTCAGCAGGATATTAGCGACTCCCGGATGGATAGGCTGCTCATTCTCCAGATAGTCAACCTTGCTCTCCATCGTGTCTAGGCGCTGATTTTGCTCCTTTTGCGTCGTCAACATCGCGATTATCATATCTTCCTTAGTCATATTTGCCGGAAGCATCACTGTAGCATTGCTCATACAATTTCTCCTTCGATTATATCTTGATTGCGTCCTCTCAGCTTTTGCAGATCATTGACAAAAGTCAAGAGCCGATTTACCATGCTGTCAATTTCAAGTCCAATGACCTCATCAGCATTTCTAAATTTCTTGTCATCTGTATAGATAAGACTGGCCATTTTATTCAGAAATTCGTCACCAGCTCGTATCAGATTAAGTACATCCTTGTAGTCAGAGATTTGCTTTTCCAGCCCTTGGATTTTCCCTTGGCGCTGTCTGATAAGATCCTCCATCTCCTGACTAATCTTACCCTTGGCTTTCAGCTCCTCCAGCTCTTCTTCAAGAGCCTGGTTTTCCTTGCTTAACTCCTGATTCTTGGCCATCAAAGTTTGGTTTAACGATTTGGTAGAGTCATAGTCAGCAGGGGTGACTTCCACCTCTTTTACGACCTCTTTTTCAATCGTCTTTGTTTCCATCCCTTTCAGTGCCTGCTCAGCTAGTTGCTCATTTTTCTCCCGTAAATCTTCATTTTCGGATTTGGCAAGGTTAAGCTGGCGCTTGACCTCTTGCAACTCCCTCACAGTCGGATTGTCACCTTGCTCAATCCGCTCAAGCTGTTGAGCTCTCTCTGCTTCTGGAAGTGTAGCGATAAGATGCAGAGCTGTTGTTCCTAAATGTTGCAACGTTGCAACATTTGGCAATTCTTTAGCAACTTTCATCATTCTGTGTGCTTCGGTTCGTTCTATTCCGATTTTTTCGAGCCATTCGATAAATTCGCCGTGAACCAAATCATGCTCCTTCACATGATTGAGCCGCCTACCAATTTCCCAAATAGACTGACCAGCAATCTGCTTGTGATGGTTGATTTCCAGTTCAATCTGAGTTAAATTCTCTGATAATGTTAGTTCTTGCATTTTCTTCCTTTCTATTTTTCTCCTTTCTCTCAACTATGCGGGCAAGCTTAGTTGTAAAATACAAAATCAAACAACACTTGAAGTGTAGTTCTTTTGAAAAAAAATAATGTCATCAAAAGGTATTGAAACAATTTTGCTAAATAAAACAGCTTTATCTACCCTCATGGACACTTTATAATTTTCATAATCATTATAAGTATTCGTAGAAACATCTAGCTTCTTTGCGAGTTCTTTTTGCGTCAACCCTGCTTGAGTACGTGCTAGCTTTAATGTCCATTGCACACCCTCACCCCCTTTCAAGTAGTGTGTGTTTTGTTTTGCTCTCAGGAAATAATTTCGCGAGAGAATTATATATACTGCTCTAACTTCATCTACTTTCTTGTATTTAATATATAAGATGGTAAGCGCCGTATCTTAATTAATTATATTTTACTACACTTGAAGTGTATTGTCAAGGATTTTTTGTTTTTTTTACAAAAAAAGTTGTATTTTTTACACTTGAAGTGTATAATATAATTAAATATCTGTAGAAAGGATTGCTTTGTATGAGTGTATTATCCGAAAATATTAAAAACTTTCGAAAAAAAAGAAATCTTACTCAAAAAGACTTGGCTAGGATGCTCAAAGTTGCTCCTACTGCAGTTTCTGCTTGGGAAATAGGGAGAAATAATCCTCTAATGGAAAATGTAGAGCAAATGGCTGTGATTTTTGGGATAAAGAAATCAGAGTTGTTAGGGGATACTTTAGAAAGCCTCTATAATCAAAAATCAGACATCCAACTAATATATGATGAACTTGAAAAGCCACGTCAAGAAAAAGTTTTATCATTTGCTAAAAAGCAGCGTGAAGAACAAAAAAATGATAGAAAAAATGATTCAAAGAATTCTTTGATAGAATATCATGTATTTGAAAAATTATCTGCAGGTAGTGGTGAAACATATTACGAAGACCGTAACTATGACATTGTGTATTTTGATAGGGATATTGCTCATGATCTAGCTAGTTGGGTTTTTGGTGACTCGATGGAACCTGCCTTTCAAAATGGCTCTGTTGCTCTTATAAAGGACACAGGTTGGGATTACGACGGTGCTATTTATGCTGTAGATTGGGATGGCCAGTCTTATATCAAGAAAGTATATAAAGAAAATGATGGTCTTCGACTTGTATCTCTTAATGAAAAATATACTGATAAATTCGCACCGTTCAGCGAGGAACCACGTATCATTGGTAAAGTTATTAGTAATTTTATACCAATAGAAAAATAGATTTTCAGGAGGAGCTATGACTTACTTTGATACTCCCTTAAATATTGAGGAAGTGAAAAGACTCATTGAGCAGCATAAAAAAACAATTAGTAAGATGGAAAATTCTAGAGGATGGATAATTTGCTCGATTATTATGCTCTTGCTAATAACCTACCTCGTTAGTTTTTTTGGAAATTTGTTACTCACTATATTTGCTATTTTTATCTGTGGGATTTTTATATTTTGTCTTATAAGTCTTTATCCACCTCAAACTAATACTGATCGACTGGAAAATGAAATCAAACAACTAACTGATTGTTTAAATGAACTGTTAGATGAGCAACTGAGATTAGAAGAAAATGCTAGTAGAACTCTTTATGATGTTACTCTTGCGATTAAAGGTCTTAGATATAATAAGGACTCCTTTGATAAATTGTGCCAAGAACTTATAAGAGAATTTGATGATTTACCGTATCTAGGATATTCAACTAAAGAACTAACTGAAGAATTGATCTTCGGAGGTAGATTTTACAAATATCCAACCTTTGATATTCGAGAAGTGGAATTTATCCCTGAAGTTGACAATGAATATGATCCAAATGCCTTAAAAATTGTAGTTAGAGGCCATCACTTAGGTTATGTCGCTAAATCAAAAAATAGAAAAGTGTTAAGATTAACTACTGACCCTAATAATGAAGTTATAAATATTGCAGAAATCTATGGTGGGGAATACAAAGAGTTTGACCCTATTGAAAATAGGCTCCGTAGAGTCTCAGATTCATTTAGAATACGGATTAAATTAAAAGTTTTGAAGAAATAAAAAAAACATCACCGAAAAGATGAAGGTGATGGGCTGATAAAAAAATATACAGTCATAGTATATCATAAATCACTCCTTCTCTCAACTATGCGGGCAAGCACGAAAGGAGAAAAGATGATAAAAAAATATACTACAAAGAGCGGGGAGACTCGCTATATGTTACAGACATATCTAGGGATTGATCCCTTGACAGGAAAACAAAGGCGGACTACACGACGCGGTTTTAAAACCGCTAAGGAAGCTAGAAAAGCCGAAACACTTCTTCAAATCCAAGTTGAGGAGCATGGATTGGAAGATCAGATCAAGCCTTCCTACACATTCCAGGCAATAGCTGAGATGTGGCTGGAGAACTATCAAACGACAGTTAAACCCACTACTTTTCAAAATGTATATTCCTTGTATAGCAGCATTTCGAGCCGATACTTCCAAAAAATGAAAATTGAAGATATCAGCGTAGCCTATTGCCAAAAAGTTGCTATTGAGTTAAGTAAAAAATATGCAAAGTACAGCATTTATCTCAGCGTTATCAATCGTATTTTTAAATTTGCAGTTATGATGGATGTTATTGAGCGCAATCCGCTTGAGCGGATAGTAAAACCAAAGCAGGAGCCGAAAGACAAACCAGATAATTTTTACACAAAAGAAGAACTCGAAAAATTTCTGGCATGCTGCCAAAATAATAAATCGCCCGGCCTTTATATCTTTTTTTGGCTTTTAGCCTATACTGGATTGCGACGAGGCGAAGCTTTAGCATTAAAGTGGAGCGATATTGACCTTGATGCTGGTTTGCTCTACGTTAATCGTACATTCGTAAGATTAAACGGTAAAAGGTCCTTTCAGACGCCAAAAACGACTGCCAGCGAAAGAGTCATCTCGATCGACTATATGACGGTGGAAAAATTGAAATGCTGGAAGCATCAGCAAAAAAAGATGTATTTTAGCCGAGGAAAAAAATATTTTGGTGATGAAAATTTCATTTTTACAGACCGCCGCTGCCACTGGTTTAAAGCAACCTATCCAGAAAATAACTTAAAATCCATTATCAAAAAACATAATTTAAAACCTATCACCATCCATGGATTTCGCCATACTCACGCTTCCCTGCTCTTCGAAGCAGGTATAGAGCCTAAGATTATTTCTGACCGACTTGGTCACAGTAACATCAAGATCACCCTTGATCTCTACACTCATATCAATCAGCGCCAGCGAGTAGCCTTGGTTGAAAAATTTATCGACTTTATGATTGCTAAATAACGTAGTCAGTAACGTAGTCAATAAAATCAAATATGTATTTAAACCAGTGATACCAAGCATTTAGACCTGCATACTGATTTTGTAGCATAAATGCTTGTTTTTTGCATGAATTTGCAGAAACCCAACCTGCGAATATTGCGGGCTGTTTAAATATCAGACTCAAATACTCTTCAGAAATTACACATATCTCATCCTTTCGTTAGAAGTTTATTTTTTATCTATGTTTTTGTTTGTAAACGATTTCAAACTTTGTTATACTAAATTTAAGAACACATTAAAAAGGAGGTTTCTTATGAAAAATTCTTATAAGAAACGCTTATATACACAAGCCCTCAGCCTATCCGCTGCGGTTCTCTTAGCCGTTTTAGCTCAAGGAAATGCGGCAGCTGATACGCTTAACCCTGCTGAACCTCCGCAAGACAACAGCAAAATCAGTTCTCTAGTGGAGCAGCCTGCACCTGCAAGTACAGAGAAGCCTGAAGAACCTTCGACTATTCCACAAGCTGATTCACTAGAGAAAAGCAGCCCATCTGAAGCTACCGACAGCAAGGCTCCAAGTCTTCCTGCCACAGCCCTAGATGAAAAAGCAGCTGATGCTAGCCAAAAACTGGACACTACGACTAAAACAGAAGTCCGCGCAGCTAGCTCCCAAGAAAACAAGATTCAGCTTGCCGACAGTAAAGTTTATATGTCCGAAAAAGCCAATATTGAAGAAACTATTCAAAAGCAGGGAGCTCAAGCTGGTAAAATCACTTGGACATTGGACAACAAGCCTATTAGCGAGTGGAAAACTTGGAAGATGGATGATGGCACCTTCTCTGGCGACCCATTTGTGACTGTCGAAGAAAAAGCTGATGGAAATGACCTCAAGGTTTCTCTCAAATTTAATGAATTATTTGGGCAAGACTTAAGCCTGCGGACACCGAACAATATCCGTAGGACCTACCGCAGCTTTATGGGAACTCATGAATTAGTCGGAACCAGCGAAGATCTTGGCCTGACTATTCGCAAGAATATTCTCCTTCGTCCTTACGAAGATTTCCATACCCACGATGAAATGCTGGCAGCTATCGAAAAGAGTCGACAAGATGCTAAAACGGATCGCTTGGTACAGATTGAGAACATCGGAAAGAGTGCCCAAGGTCGTGATATCAAGCTCGGTATCATCAGCTCCGACCAAAAGAGCATCGACGACTATCTCAATACAACCAATAAAGTCGCCCTTACTAAACCAGCTGAAATGTTAGCTGCTCTAAAAAATGGTAGGCTGGACTACAAACTTCCAGTCCTTATCAACAACACCCATGCTGACGAACAGCCAGCTATTGACATCATCACTGGACTCTTCAATACTTTTGCGACCAAGGAGCAAATTTCTTTCCAAACAACTGATGCCAACGGTGCGGCTAAAAATGTCACTCTTAATGTCAAAGAACTCCTCAAGAAATTCATTTTCCTCTTTGACTTTACTGAAAATCCTGACGGAGATGTTGCCAATACACGTGCTCTTGCCAACGGAATCGATCCAAACCGCGACACTAGCTATCAGGCCAACCCAGAAACCCGTACTGTAGCTGGACTCATCAACAAATGGAATCCAATTGCCCTTTATGATATTCATGGATTTGTTAAAGAATTCTTGATAGAACCCGCTACCCCACCGCACGATCCAAACTTTGAATATGACCTTTTGTCAAAAAATATGCTGGAAAATGCTCACCATATGGGACGTGCTGGCGTTGCCAACTCTAAGTATGATAGCTACATCATCCCTAAATTAGACTGGGGCGATGGCTGGGATGACTCCTTCTCCGGCTACACTGGTGTCTATGCTATGTACCACGGCATATTAGGCCATACCATTGAAATCCCTGAGGGCAATCAGGAATCCTACAAGGCTGGCTATCACGCTGTCCTCGGAGGCATCTCCTACCTGTCCCAAGATCCTGACAAGCTCATGGAAATGCGCCTCAACTTCTACCTCCGTGGCATCAACAAGGTCGAAGATTCAAAAGCTGAAAATGAATTGGTCGGACCTGACGGCAAGGTCGTTGGACGGATAAAAAATGGTCAGAAAAAATTCTTCCCTGACTATTATGTCATCCCAATGGGACTCGACAAAGGCAATGATTCCCAACAAGCCTTTAATATGATTGAATACTTCAAGAGAAACGGTGTTGTCATTCAAGAATTGAAGGAAGATGTTGGCAACTATAAGAAGGGCGATCTGGTTGTCGATATGGCTCAAGCTAAACGTGGCTATGCCAACCATATCCTCTACAAAGGATCAAACGAATCTGCCTGGGCTGCTATGTATGCTGAACTTTTGGTAAACTTCCCAGATATGAGAGGCTTTAAAGCGGAGCCGATCTTTAAAGATAAACTCTTTGATGGCAAACTCGGTGAAGTCACTGCTCTCCGTGCTACTCGAACACGCGATATCAACTACTCAGCACCTTACTATGTCATCGCTAATACATCTGACAGCGCAGTCAAAGCTGTCAACCAAGCCATTCGCCAAGGTAAGAAGGTCTATCTAACAGAAGATGGCTATATCGTTGATACATCAACCTTTGCAAATCTCTTAGGTGATTATGCTATTTATGGAGACGCCTTGTATAAGGTTCCGGAAGGGCCAAGCTTGAAAGCACTGAAGGTCTATGCACCTCCTCATCAATTCTACTGGGCAGGAGTGGACTCACCTGCTCATACCGCTCTGGCATTGAAAAATCTAGGCTTTGATATTGTCGATACACCTGAGGAAGCTGATGTCATCGTCCTTGAAAGCAACAAGTTTGATAAGTCTATTCTTGGTCGCAAACCAACCATTGTAGTGGGCGGCTCTGCTATGCAGCGACTTGAAAAACTCGGTGTTCTAGATGGATTTGATGCAGAAAGATTCTCTGGTGGCAGCGATTTTGAAGGGCTGATGAAGGCTATTATAGACGATAAAGATCCATTGACTAGCGGCTATAAGAAGAATGATCTCTTCTATTCTAATTCTGGAAACTGGATCGCAAAAGCCCCTGCCAACTTCAAGACTTTGGCAACTATTGCAGACAGTGACTACTACATTGCAGGCTGGTGGCCAGGCAATGAAAAATTAGCTAATAAAATCGTCGCTATTTCTGGCAATTACAAGGAACATCCGCTCTTCGTTTATGCTGGAAATCCAACCAATCGTCTGCATACCATTCACTTCTACCGTTGGGTATCGAACGCTGTCTTTGGCAATCAATTGGCTGAGCTGAAAGATATGCCTGTCACTCACAAACCAAGTGTCGAAATTGTAGAAATTTTGAACCAAAAACCTCAGCCAAAACAAGCAGGCAAAACAGCCGATAAACCGACAGCTCCGAAAGCAAAAGAAGAGCAATTAGAAAGCCTAGCTCAGAAAACAAGCGAAGCACAGCCTACCGCTACAGCTCAAAAAGCAACAAATACTCAGCAGCCTCAGCTCCCACAAACAGGAAGCAAAGAAAACTCTGCTCTCTTTACAGTTGCAACGATTCTTCTAGCTACAAGCGGTGGTCTCTTCTTACTCAAAAAGAAAGAAGCGTAAGCATTTCTATTCTGCTAGATAAACCTTTGCTTACAATAGCCTCTTAAATATAAAAATCGCATGGACAAATCATTTCAGATTCATCCATGCGATTTTTTTCGTAACTTATGATCTTGCAATTTGATCCGATATTGAGGAAAGCTAAATCGAATATAGACTTTCATTATTAACCTAAATCAGTTAGGATAGCGCTCACAAGAACCGATTTTGGGTCTTTATCATGGATTTTAGAGCCTTGAATCATTGCTCTCTTCCACCATCTCAATTCAAGAATCAAAATACTGCTCCATAAAATGAGTCTGTTCCGCTATCAAAGCTTTGTCAATCTCCTCATTAGCAGGAGCCAAGACCCACTTGTCTTCTATATCATCACGCCGATGGATGACAGCAACCAACTTTCCTGTAAAATTTTCCAGAGGCTGCTGCTGGTCATGGGAAATAATATACACATCCTGCTCTTCGCCATCTCCACCCATCAGCTC